TCTTATATGTAAGTCTGAAAGTTTTTTCATTATCAAAATTGGATTAACAATACTGCTACCTGATTTCAGTCGTACTTCTCTTGTTGTTATTTCATTGCTTGTTTTAACTAAATAACGTTTATCAGTTCTAGTTGTTAAAACGCTTAAATGTAAAATGTCACTCATATTATCACCATCCTTTAATGTTCGACATCGAACTTTAATATATACAAATTGCTATCAGTTTTATAATATCATGCGCAACTATTCCAACAAAATTAAAAAGTGCCACTTCTCTTTCAGATTCCAACATTTGTTGACTTGTGGTAACTCCAATATTTCCATGAGTATGGTTTTCATGTTTGTATGTTACTACTTCTTTTCCTGTTACTGTATCTGTGTGGGCTTGTTGTTGTTGTTGGGAAGTAGATGTTTGAGTGTTTGTTTTTTCTCCTATATTTTCTATAACGGTTGTGGTTTTATTATCTGTTTTTGTAGGAACATTCACCGTACTATTTGTTTCATCTATCCTGTCTAACAATTCATTTGTATGAGAATAGTTATCAAAAGAATCGGTTGTTTTTTCTTGATTATAGTAAGTTTCAGAGTCATATGGTGCTACGTTACGTTCAGAAACTTTTTTCCCACTGTCTGTGCTTCTTTCTTTACCGGACTTTGTTAATTTATCTTTTATAACCGTTGTAGTTTCTCCGTACTCCATTTTTTCTGTGGTAGTGTTATCGTTTTTTTGTGCACCATCTACATTATCCGATGTTATACTAGACGTTGTATTTTGTAATCCATAATCGGTACTTCCTGTTGTATCTTTTATAGTGCTGTCCGTTATTGTTTCAAGTCTGTCATAATTTTCTATAGGCTCGTATTTTAATAAAGTAGAATTGTACAAACGTTCATATGTATATTTTTTTACTTTGTATAAATTTACAACCATTTTCTGAATTGTAGTAACGTCTTTTTCCATTGCGTTTTCTACCGTTGGACGTATTTGTAATTCTCCATGATTATATTTTATCCATTCCGTGAGCATAGTTTGGAAATCTCCACCGCTTAAAGGTTCATATCCATTTTGTGCAAAATCAGAATTGGAGAACGGAAGTACATTATTTTCCATAATATATTGACTAATTGTTAGCATTATCGTCACCCACTTTCTTTTCTATAATTTTGAATTCCGGTGATAATTCAACGGAAATATTTTTGTTAAAAATCTTATTTATCTCGTTACACGCTTTTTTCCGCTGTTTAAGCATATCATTGATATTTAACAGTAACATTTGTTCGTCATTTTCGACTTCTGACTCAATCATTCTTTCTTTTTTATCGCGGTTGTAACGTACACCAATCTCGTTAAAAAACATTCGCAACAACTCGTTCCTTGCGTCGATACAATCCATTACACCGAGAGACCCGCTAGAGTTTAAAGCAAGATTGTCTATGCCACCATTTCCTTTTTTTAACAGCCCATCATCCAATATCGCATCAATATCACCGTTATAAAATTTATCAAACATAGCACGGTAGCTGTCTGCGGTTGATTGTGAATCAGTGGAAATGATATTTTTTACACGTAAATTTACAAGCGACATTTTCAATGATACATCTGTATGTGCAAGTAAATTTGCATAACGTTTAATCATAGGATATAATGGATTCCTTAGAGCGGTATTGTTTATGATAACACAATCCTCACCAATAATCCTAGTACCACCATTAGCAGTTGCCGCGGCATAGGTAAAGTTTTTAAATTCATCCCAATACTGCGTCGGCACACTCATGCCGCCGATTGAAACCATTTCCCCTACGGCTGTGTCGTTTACATAACCACAATAACCATATAATAGTAAACGCATTTCAATTTCTTTTTGCGGAAATGGTAGATCACCTTTCCATTCAAAAATTCTTATTGCTTTTTCAAAAAGCATATCAGACCAATAGGAAATTGATAACGGTAGTTTCATTTCTTCTTTTTCTTCTTTTTTTATGTCTTTTAAACTATCTCCATAATAAGATAAAAACATATAAGCACCTCACTTTTAAAAGTTCGACGTCGAACTTTATAGCCCGACGTCGATTGAAAAATCACTCTTTTGCGTCTGCAACATAGAAAACAATTCCATTCTCGCTCATGTCGTTAAAGTAGCCGTATGTTGCTTTATTGTAATAGTTTGTATACTCGTCATGGTTGTTACGCTCTGTAGTTCCGTTACGCTTTGTGATTGTAACTCCCATTGCGTCACGGTCATACATGACAGCAATCACACCCGACTGTTCAACCGTTGTATCTTTATTCAGTTTTACGTGGATTTTTGAGGTATCCGAGAAACTGTAAGTTTCCCCTGTTCCCTGCCAATACGGTAAAGTGCTGTAGGTGTTGGCAAGTTTCACCATCTCGTTGTGATAGGTGTCGGACTCAAGATAAGAAACCAACGCACTATCAAAGTCCTGTAAAACGTTTACGACAAGATCGGCAGTAGGTGTATGTCTCTTGTACTTTTCATCGTTAAAAAGCACACTCATTTTCTTCATTCGACTCGCCCACAAATTGATCTGCTGGCTTGCCCATTTAAGGAACCCGATGTCTCTCATGCAAGTTGCAACCGTAAGTGTTGCACCTGTTAATGCGTTATACTCTGCTAATAAGTTATGCTTTCCACAAGGGTTTCCTTTGTTTAACTTATTTGCAATAAATGTTGCTCTTGTGAGATTCTTGTTATTCTCCAGCGCGATTTCCATGTAATTATCCATGGTGGTAAAAATCGCGTCAATCAGAGTTGCAACACCCTGTGCGGAAGTGAAAGCCGTGCGGAACATAAAATCTGGAATTGTTACATCAATTTCCCAAGTGACCATTTTTTCGAATAACTTCTGCTTGATTGATGGCTTAATAACAGGCGCGTAAGTTGGTGTATATGACGCTTCTCCAATCTCCCATGCTTTGTTTTCTTTTGCTTCTGGAAGATCCACATAGATTTTCTGTACGATACATCCGTACTCAAATGGCTCTTTTACAAGACCATCATCGCCACTAGCCGTATATCTGCGGATAGAGAAAATCGTTCTGCCGATACGATCAACCAATGTCTTGGCGAACTTATCAGTGTCTACGTCAGATGATAAGACTTTATCACCCAGCGCGACAAGGGTGGAAGTGTCAGTAACTGTTACTGCACTCTCTCCAAATGTCTGTTTTGCTACCTCGTTAATTAAGGCATAAATCTGGTTTACTGTACTCATAGTTAGTCCTCACTTTCTGGTTCGTCTGAACCGCTGTCCTGCTCTTGTGAGCCTGTTAATTTTTTATTATCATCATCGCTTTGCGATGTGGTAAACTGTTTATCAAACGCTGACTTGAAAGTTTCCAGCGTTTTAGTTGTGTTCGAGGTCGAACTTTCAACCACTTCTTTCATGGTGGTCGCCATTGCTTCGATTGCTTTGATTGTAGCGGAATTATCCTCGGATAATTTAGTGCTATTATCTTCTGCGGTTGGTGGGATTAAAGCATCAATACTTCTCATTTTAATACGTTCCTTTCTCTTTTTTAATTTGCGTGAACTCTGTACCACATAAGTTATCACTGAACGCTATCCGTTTGTTTTTTATCATGTCTATTACTACAGTATCATAACGGAGTAGATCTGTCAAGTTGCAAGTTGCTAGTGGGTAAGTTGTAAAATCATCTGTCACTATTCTTTTGCACTTTTTAGATATGTTTTTGGTTGCTGGATAAACGTAAAGTAAAGTTTCTTTTGTTTCTTTGTGTCTTACAAGGTTTATCATAAATTTAAAACTTGTATACTTGTAATAAATCTGATATAAAATATCATAGTGTTCTAATTTTTCCGGTAGGTGTGGAAAAGAATCTGTCTCCCACACTCCTGTTGTTATCATTTCTGACTTTTTTCCGAAAAACATTTTCGATTGATTTCCGGTGTTTTCACAATACTCAACTGCGATTGTAACCACAATAGGTTCGCCTGTCTTTTCGTCGTATTGGTTTGTAAACTGACGGTACAATTCAATAGTTCCCTGTTTCTGATTTTTAATATGTGTCAACTGCCATTCCTCAAAATAAGGACATAATCGAGATATTGTATTACCTATCAAAAACACTCTAACATAGTCACGTCTTGCTATAGTTGATATAATATCCATAAGACTTCGAACCTCATTAGCAATGTAACCACTGTCGGTTATAAATTCTTCGAAAATGATATTTCCGATTTTAGGGAAAGCCAATGACTTATAATGTGTTGCGGAAGTCAGTGAAAACGCTGACCCTATCTTTTTCCTGTCGAGTATTTTTTCTTCCTCTTCATGGATTAAATATATATCACCTCTGTACACTCTTACACTCTCAAACATACCGTTTGTTATTTCCATAATAGGCATATCGGAAAAGTATAATTCCACGTCTCGGGATTTTATTTCGTCGCGCCATCTACGTAAGTATGCAAATTGACAACGTTCTTTAGACTGTTTTGTTCGTATGTCTTTTTCGTAGTACGATTCCCACAAAGCAACATACTTTGTAGCATAACTTTTACCGTTGGAACGCTCTCCCAAAAGCATATTATACATGGCTTTTTTCGATAACAAATTATCAATGTTATAGTATTTCTGTTTCGTTTTCAAAAATGGAAGTCACCTCTCTTTTATTCTGCACCATTGCTAAAATTGTTTCATAATCATCAGTCAGTCCTAAACTGTATGTTGTAGGCTGTGCGCATATGCCGTGCTTGTATTCACTGTAAAATTCATCTTCCTGTCCTTTGTTCCATACAATCGGGGGCATATCGTCCACATAACTCATAATAAGTTTTTGAGCATGTTCGACGTCGAACACAGTTCCGTCCTTAAAATCGTCAATGCCATGTAATTGTGATACTGCGCTTTTTCTGACACCAGACACGGTCATTTGTAACTGATCGTCATAATCCAAATAACAATATTTCTTTGCCCCTAAAGTTTTAAACTTCTTATATTGACCATCATCATCGAATATCCCAAGTCGGTGTGGTATTCCCTTTTTATCTTTGGGACTGAATGTTTCATGTGGTATCCCTAACATATCAGCTCTCCTATTTTCACGTTCTTCTATCTCTTTGTTATAACCGTCAAAGAAACTCGAATCACATTCCAAATGCTTTATACTGTCCGTGTCACAATATACAACGTTGTAGTCAAGCGCAAGAATACCTCTCCACAAGTTACGTCTTGCGTATGCTGTGACCCATACACCAAACTGAAAAGCACCGAACGTCTTTGATAACTTTTTCTTTTCGCTTGCAATCTTTGTATAGAAATTACTTTCATCAAGTAACTCTTTTCTCCACCTATCTTCCTCAAACTCAATTGTATCTGTGATATTTTTGGTAACCATCATGCCATACAGTGAGTTTATATACTGCTTAGATTTCATATATAACGGCTCTTTTTCTTTTATACCTTTTAATGTGGTTTTATTTCCGTATAATTCTAAGATATACTTTACAAAAGTAGGTGAAAGATAGTCGTTACTTGACACGCGAAAATCTATGATATTAGGTTCGCCGTCAAAGTCGTAACATTGCAGAAACATTTCATAATCAACGTTTGTAAGTGATAACTGAACGTAGTCAGCTTTTAACACTCTACCATTGTCCAACGAATAACCTTTTATCTTTAAGCACTTGGAGAATGACAACCAAGTGTTCCAACGTTTTGAGCGTAAATGTTCGACGTCGAACGTTATTATATAACTGTAGTTATCATTGTAAAAATAATCGTCACATGGAATAGTTTCCTCAAAATACGTCATTGGATACTTTTCAAGGCACATTACTGTTGGATAACTAGAAGCTATGTCTTTACTAGCCACGTTATCAAGTACCATGTTAGTGTGTACTGAATTACTATGTGTGTAGCCACCCATAAAGCAGTCACACAGTAAAGAATAATCTTCTATTGTATTTGGTATTAGTTTTATACAACGTTTCCTATATTTGTATTCACTGCTCACGTTCATACGCTCAATTACTTCTTTTCGTACCTCACCTGTTTGGGTAAACGGTATGTCGATCATATGACCGTATTTTTCTTTGTACTGTGATAATCCGTAATACATAACCAATACGTCATTAAAACAATACTCAAGTTCTTTCTGTGTGAGTGGTGTTTTCGGTGTCCTTAAAACTGTATAATCCAAGTTTCCGATCAACTTCTTTACCGGAAGTTTTCTTTGTTCAGCCCACACTCCTAAACTCATGTTTGTGAGGAAATAACTACAGCGGAACTGATAGGTGCCCCATTCTGCGAATAACGGTTTTCTTGCCTGTCTTGCAAAAACATAATCAAATTGCAAGACGTTTATCAGAAATTGAAACTCATAAGAAAAGTTATGGATATAAACTATTTTCTTGTGGGGCTCATAGTATTCAAGATCTTGCAGAAAATCTTTAAAATCTTCCAGCGTACGCCCCCAAAAAACATTATCATTTATGGAGAACTGCCACACATAACAGATAGCAAACTTTTTACATTGCTCATAATATTTTTTACTCTTTCCTGTATACGGTTCAATGATGTTGCTGTCCTTGTGTAAAAAACCGCTGGAAGTCTCAATATCAAAGCACATAATGTCATCATTGACAATATCGGCTCTGTTTTTCTTTTTAAAATAATGAGTGTGGAACTCAATTTCTGATAGCGGGGAATCTCTAATATTGTAATTACCCATGCTTTACAATCCTGTCATAATGTTTGATACAAAATCCTTAAAGTTTGTATTATTTCTTTTATCCTCGTCAAGTTTAGTCCATTTCTGAAGAACTGTATCGACACTCTTTCTAAAATTCGGCTTATCTTCTTTGGCAATACTAGACCAAACTGAAAAAATGTCCTCAAGCGAATATGGATTTTCGGTGAACTGTTCCACACGTTCCGCTGTCGACACTGCTCTGTCGGAATCCTCGTAAAACAACTCTTTTATTCTTCCCCATGACGGAGAAGAAAAAACCGTGTCCCAAAAAATAACCTGTGATTGGCTCATGTTCTGACTGAATGCTTTAAAACCTCTATTCTGTAAACTTTTTTTAATTCCTGTTTTTGTGCTGTAGCTTGAGTTTTTATACGTTTCAGCAACTTGTAACAACTGTTCCTTTTTCGCGTCAGACAAACCTGTTGTTTTAAAAGTTGGAACACCGATAGACTCGTAACCATATATCATATCAAGCTGGTGCTTTACCAACTGAATTGAGTCGTGTTCTTCCCCTAGATAAGCGGTCATACGTTTCAACCGCTTATTCATGTTAGCAAAAAGCCGACGGGGATTTTCAGAAATTATGTTCTTTTCATCTGACATTATAAATCAACCCACTCGGCACTATAGCAAGTTTTCTTGTATTTCTTGCTGACGTACTTCTGTGCTCTCAAGCCGACATATCCTTTTTTGATAAGTGAAATAGATTCACTGTCTTTCAGAATTTCTTCCACTACTTCCGTCATGTGTTGTGGCAAGTCGATCAACAGTCCATCGTCAACGTTGATTGCTACCGGATGATCGCCATAATCGCTTTTTGTGTTGATGTAAAGACCGTCAACCTTGATCACGTTTTCTCCAAAATTCTTAAACACATCTGCCATGCTCATAAAGCGGAAGTCTGTAATATCAATGTCAAAAATTCTTTCTTTCCCTTTGTTATACTTCTTTGAAAAACTCAT